AAGCGGAATCTTCATTACGAATTACGAAAAGCTGGAACACTTCGACGCCTCGCAATTTGTCGGCGTAGTCCTCGATGAAAGCTCGATCCTCAAAAACTTTACCGGCAAGACCCGAAAGCTCCTAACGGATACTTTCGCCAATCATCCCTACCGGCTCTGTTGCACTGCTACGCCAGCACCGAATGACTTTATGGAGTTTGGCCAGCACGCCGAGTTCCTTGGGGTGATGCCGTCAAATGAAATGCTTTCCCGCTGGTTCATCAACGACACAATGAACTTTGGCAGCTACCGGCTCAAGGGCCACGCGGAGGCTGACTTTTGGGAATGGGTTTCAGGTTGGGCGGCTTGCGTTTCCAACCCGGAAGATATCGGCTTTGACGGATCGGCTTACGTCCTGCCTCAACTGACGATGACTCCGGTTTTCGTTGAAATTGACGAAACGGAAGGCGCTGACGACGGCGAGCTTTTCCGCAACCCGGAACTGAACGCTACGACGATTCACAGGGAGATGCGGATTTCCTGCCCGGCTCGATGCAAGGAAGCCGCGCGCATTGTGGCATTCACTGACGGGCCGGTTATTGTTTGGTGTAACACGAATTACGAAGCGGACGAGCTGCAAAGGTTGATCCCGGAAGCCATTGAGGTGAGGGGTAGTGACACCTCGGTGCAAAAGGAGTCCAAGCTGGAATCGTTCACGACCGGCGCGGCACGGGTCATCATCACGAAGCCGGGGATCGCAGGACACGGCCTGAACTGGCAGCATTGCAGCACGGTGGTTTTCGTCGGGTTGACCTACTCTTTCGAGGAGTTCTACCAGGCGCTTCGCCGGTCCTATCGCTTCGGCCAAAAGCTTCCGGTGACAGCATGGGTGATCCAAGGTCCGAATGAGCAAAGTATCCTTTCCGTGGTCAACACGAAGATTGACGCTCACCGGAAAATGCAGGTCGCCATGAAGCAGGCTGCAAAATATCTCAGAAACGAAGACGACAAACAACTGACAATGAAAACTGACATTACTACAAAAACGGGCGACGGGTGGACTGTGGCCAATGCTGATTGCGTCCGCTATGCGAGGTCGCTGGCTGACAACTCGATTGACTTTTCAATCTACTCGCCGCCGTTCGCTTCGCTCTACATCTACAGCGCCGATGCGCAGGACATGGGGAATTGTTCCAATGACGCGGAGTTCATGGAGCATTACAAATTCCTGATCGCCGAAAAGATGCGAATCACAAAACCCGGTTGCCTTTCCGCTGTGCATTGCAAGAACCTCGTCAACTACACGAACCGGGACGGCAAGGCGGGGATGCGAGACTTCCGGGGCGAAATCATCCGCGCCCACGTTGAGCTTGGATGGGCTTACCATGCCGAGGTTACAATCTGGAAAGACCCCGTGATTGAGATGCAGCGGACGAAAGCGCAAGGCTTGCTTTACAAACAGCTTCGCGGGAACTCGAAATACACGCGCACCGGCATGGCGGAGTATCTGATGATCTTCCGCAAGTGGGGAGATCCCGAGGAAATGAAGGAGAACCCGGTGACGCATTCCCGCGAGGATTTCCCATTGGATCAGTGGCAGCAGTGGGCGTCTCCCGTTTGGATGGACATTCGGCAAACTAACGTCCTGAACGTGCGGGCTGCTCGATGCCCCTCCGATGAAAAACACCTTTGCCCTCTCCAGCTCGACGTCATCGAACGAGCTGTGACGCTTTGGTCGAATCCTGGCGATCTGGTTTATTCGCCGTTCACGGGCATTGGAAGTGAAGGTGTCATGTCGCTTGAGCTTGGCCGTAAGTTCACCGGCAGCGAACTCAAGGAATCGTATTTCAACCAAGCTTCGCAAAACCTCGCAAACGCCAAGGCGCAGTTGACGCTGCTCTGATTTCCCCATGCCGACCTGAGCATGTCGAGAAACTGCTCGCTTACCCATCGAACAAAATGAACCGAATCGAACAAATCAAACACTGGCAAGGCATCATCGAAACGCTGACAGCCTCATACAACCGCCTAGACGATGCCTGTAACGCCGCGATCAAGGCCGGGTGCATGGACAGCGAAGGAAGGCTGCATGAGGCGATCTGGGGCGCTTTCGAGGACGCCGTGCAAATCATCGACCCGGACGGCTGGCTCGACTGGTGGCTGTGGGACAACGGTCGCGGCGGGCGCGGAATGCTGGCCAGCGCGAACGGCAAGAAGGCGAAGCCGGTCAAGACGGCAGCGCAGATGGCGCGGGTAATCGTAGACTGGAAGCACGAGCCATGAGCCACCTATCCCGATCTTTAGCCGTGATCCTGGCCGGCCATCCACGGCTCGCCAATCTGATATTTAGAATCCTGAACCACATCGAACGCAAAAAACCATGAACCTAGACGAATTCATTTTTGACCGCATCAAGGAGCTTGCCGACTTTGAGGAGTGGTTCCGGCAGTTCGACGACATTGGCGACCTTTGCCCTGCCGAATGGGACGAGCAGCTCGCTATGTTTAGGCTACAGCACGACGAGACATGACGCCAACACCACGCACCGAAGCCGCGATCAAGGCATCCAATGGCCAATGGAGCTACGCGCTCCGCGATTTAGCCGAGTCGATGGAACGCGAGCTGGCGGTGTGGAAGCACGAAGTCAAAATCCTGCGCGAAGAACTCGACTCCGAGCGCGAAAACGCCATCAGTATTTTTATTGAACTACACGAATTAAAGCAAAAGCACCATGACACCTGACATTAAATTCACCCTTCACGTTTCATCCTCAAACCCCGCGCAGGTTTGGCCGATTAACGGCAAAACTGAACCAGAATTGGAACGCCGCATCGAGGAAAACTTCTGGCAAGACGAAGACGAGTCCTGCGTGTCGCTCAACGTTTCCGACATGGACGATCTGCGGATGCTGATGGATTTCTACCGCGAGAAAACCGTCACCATGCGCCTGATTGCCAACATCGAGACCAACGAGTGGTCGGCGCACGCTGGAATCAGTCCAAAGTTTCAAGGGGCGATCACGGGGCATCATCGCGCCAAGGAAGGCGCGGAGCTATCCCCCGCGACTGCCGCGAAAAAGCTGGATGCTATCGCTCATGCGCTTGCCAAGTGGGCGGAGAAGAATCCCTGAACAACACAAACAACACCAATGAAACCAGAAGCACAAATTAAGACGGCAACCAAAGAATTGGTTGAATCGCTACTTGCAATGAATACCGCCAATCGCGGAGTCCGAAAAACAATCGTCGAATCCTATTCACGGGACATTAAGGCCGGTAAATGGAAACTGACCAATCAAGGAATTGGCGTCACCTCAAATGGAGTTTTGGCGGACGGGCAGCACCGACTGATGGCGCTTCGGGCTTGCGGGTATCCACCATTGCCGATTCTTATTGTCACGGGATTGGACTCGGACGTTCAGATTGTTGTGGACGCTCACGCAAAAAGAAGCGCACGCGACCTCCTTCACTTTGCTTTTGGCGCGAGGGTAAATCGGTCCGCTCCAGCCATTGCCAATGTCCTCATCCGGGTTGTGAAAGGATGGACAGGCGGAGGATCTACAAATCACGAATTGATGGACAAGATCGGTGATTACTCGCACGAAATCGAAACGATCACCGCAGCGCCAAAAAATGAAAAGTTTTTCGCTGCCCCTTATCTTGCTGCATTTTGCGAGGTGCTAAAGCAACGAAACGAGGACGTTGATCGCATTTGCGATTTCATTGTAAAAGTCGAGTCGGGCGAATTGCTGACAAAAAAAATGCCAGAGTTTCACCTTAGAAACTTTGCCACGCTTTCGAAGAACTCGTCTGGATCTGGAACGGTTCAAAGGGAGCGATACCTCAAAGCCGAGAAGGCTTTGATTGCCAAATTGGAAAACCAAGAGATGGGCGTTCTGCGAATCTGAAATTCCCCCTTGACCGCCCCTGCCTGCTAGGGTAGTTGTCGGGCGTTCTCGATTGGTCGTCGGAACTCCAGCTTTGAAGCTCTGCCAGCAATGGCAACAGCCCGCTCCCTTCCGACGACCATCTTTCGGGGAGCGGGCTTTCCTTTGCCCGCGTGGTTCCAGTGGCGGCACCATTGCAACAGCTGGCCCTTTTCTCGTAGGGGTTAAATCGCAGCGCGAATACAAATGAAGGCGGCGAGGCTCACTCCCTATCCAACTAGGCAACACCGACACATTCAGGTTTGCTTGGGGGGTAGGGGGGCTTTGGAAAGGTATTGTTTCCAGCGAGTCACTCAGAACAAGGTAGAGAGCTAATGACCAACCAACCATGAACGACACGCCAGAAATCACCGCTAGAAACAACGATGCCCGCCTTGAATCCATTTGGGACCGGCGACGCCAAGAGTTAAAGTATTGGATCGACGAATGGCTGAACGGGTGCGGATGCAAAAACGTCTCAATTCACGCCTTCGATCAATGGGAGCTGCAATCAGTTTTAATCTACGACATGGACGGCAAGGATGCCATCTTGCTCGAAACTGACACGACGGCGGAGAACGCCGATACGTCGCACAAATGCATGATCCTCGACGCGGTGATTGTCGCCAAGCTTGCCAGCCTGCACGCATTGCCATCAACCGACCAAGACGAATGAACACCGAAGAACCAACCGGCATCGAAGCCCAGGTCTGCGCGGACATTGCAGCACGGCAGCGGATCGGCATCGCCAAGTATGGAATGACGCTCGCGCAAAACGATCTGGAATTGCGAGCGAGATTGCAGCACGCCTACGAAGAATGCCTAGATCAGGCCTGTTATTTGAAGTGGGCGATGGAAAAACTGCCTACTGCTTCCAACGATTGCGCAGAAACTTGATTCTTTTCTTGCGGAAATCATCCGGCGGGGTAGGTTTGCGCCGTCAACC